GGTTGGCATTCGTCACGCCGGAGATAACCAGCGACGAGCCAACCAGGGTCGAGACATCGAACAACGCCCGAAAGACCGAGTATGCTACTTGGAATGGGTCGCCATTCCCGCCGACAATGACTTCCCATCCACCTCCGGTTTGCTGCCGCACCGAGACCAGTCTAGAGATCACACCCGGAACTTGGTTCAACAGCGTCTTGAGAAACGTCGTCATGCCAGTAGCGCTGGCCAATCCGGCTTGCAGCACCTGTGAGCGGTAATCCTCCTTAGTCTGCCCGCCAGCGCTTGGCGTGCCCCTCAGCGGGTTCGTAACGGTCAACGATATCGACGACGGGACGGAAGTGACGAGTTGGTTCACGGTACCAGATGGCACCGCCCAGATGCCTGGCTGCGTTGCAATCGCGAACAGCGGTTGCGTCGTACCTCCGGTATTTACGATCCCACCGTCTCGGATGATGTACTGAAATGTCCCATCGCTTACAGTGAAGCCTGGATTGATGATGTAGCCCGGCGGTCCAGAGAATACTTCAAACACGCTGGTATTCGTGTTCTGGCCCTGCTTGATCCCATAGACTTGGCCAAGCTGATTGAGCAGGAATTCGTTTGCGCCGAATGGTGTGAGCGAGTTGACCAGATCGACCCGCGCCTGATCCATGACGACCACAGCGCCAGTTGCCGTGCTCCCCATGTCCTCGATCATCGAACCAGGAAGATTCCCAGTGAGGCCAGGAGAAAGCGCAGTGGCGGCCGCGATAACCTGATCCTTGAGATCCGTTGGCACCTGCGGCTGGAGACCGGCAAGCGTGACGACGGTCGGGAGGGTTCCGCTCATTGCGTTTGCTCCCTCCCCCTAGATGGTGTAAATATGCACCGCACTGACAATCGGCCTGCGGGGAATCGCCTGTGAAAATCACTCAAGATATGAGCGACCGAGTTCTGGACATGATAAGAGGATCAGACCAAACACCAATAAATACCCATGTCTACATCTGTCTTTTTAAGGGAGATCCGAATGTAGCAAGCAACGAAGTCTGCTATACAGGATATGAGCGCGTAGCTGTTATTAGATCTCCAGGAATATGGAAGACCACGCAGCGTAGTGTATCAGCAAGTCACGACGTTATTTTTCCAAGGGTATCTGGATCTGGTACAATGGTCGAATTCTGGGCTTCCAGTGATTACCGTGATGGTCCTGTGCTTTACTTCTGCCGACTCGCAATGCCCATTTGGTTCTCAGCGGGTGACAGCCCTATTTTAACAATCGGCATGAGACGATCCAAGGTTTCCGCGAAACCTCGCGTTCGATAAATCATTGTGGCACAGGGATCGACACGTTGAGCCGAACTCCCTGGTGCGTCACGACGTTGATTTGATAGGTAGGCTCAGTTGTGTTGATCTTCGCCACGATGAGACTGGCGAAGCGCCCCGAGAACCGTTTCTGTGTCTGAGCGATATAGTAATCCGGGAAAACCTGCTGAACGACCGCCGGATATCCAGGAATACCCCAATTCGCGAAGAACGGAGATTCGTTCAGGTTCAGTTGCAGAACCTGCGCGAGCGTCGTGAGCCACACAAAATCGTCGAAACCGTTCGGATTGGTATCTACCTGCGTCCAAGGGCCGCGTGTCACGACGCCACCGATGACGCTTAGAATCGGTCTTCCATAAGTACGAATGGCTTCTACTCCTGGAAGAATTAGTCATAAGCGAATCGTTTGGAAACCTCAGCATCTAACCACGCCGCAGCTTCATCATCGCCAAGCCCAAGCAATCTAGTTCCTACTGGAACTTCGGCAGTTATCGCTCTCTCTTCCACAAGTTTGCCATTCCTGCGACACGCCCAAGGAACGCAAACTGCGTTCGGATATCGGGCAACAACCATGCTTCTCGGATCGCTCATCACGCCCCCATATATGTCTACAAAACCGGACCCGACACGCCGCTACCGGACTGCACGCCGGTATGCTCATGCAGCAGGAACACCTTGCCATCGATGATGACGCCCGTGGCATTGATGATGATAGAATGCCCGCTGGCTGACAGGTTTATCGAAGTCGGCGTCATCGTCACCCTTGCTGATCCAACCGTATGCGATATCTGCTGTGGCGCCAGGGCCTGGATGGATTGCGGCGTGAGCGTGACGTTGCTCGCGTTGGTGGTATCCCTGAGAACAACCCCATTCGGGCCGTAGATCACGACAGCCTGCGGATCGACCGCGAAGAAACTCGTATTGCCGATCGGGAAGAAAACCAACGTCGCCAGGTTCGCGAGTTGCGTCAGATCCGCCGTTCCGCCGCCAAGCCCAGACATCCCGCCAAGGTAGGCATCGGCCGCTACCACGAAACCCTTGTCGCCGGGCTGGATCGGGTAGCGGATATACTCCGGGCCAAAGAGCGGTATCGTGACGTTCGGGAGCGTGAACACGGTATTGCTGATCTCGAACTTCACCGTGACGATAGAGCCTTTCGCACTAACCACGGTCGCCGGCAATGAACGCCCAGTCTGCTGGATCGCATCCGCAGCCTTCCGGCGACCGAACTCGTTTAGAGTATCTTGGACGGATGTTTTTTGTGAATTATCCGACACTCTTAAACTCCGGCGTCATTTCCAACACCGTCGCCCACGATGCCGCGTCCGGCTGGCGAAAATTCCCGTAGTGATGGATGTATCTAATATTGTAGTTCCCGGTGAAAAGCGTCTGATCCTGGAGACGTTGGAAAGCCTGAGCGGTGTTTGTGACCAAGCCCCCCGGTAGCGATACAAGATCGCCCATGGCAAGGTCGCCGCGCATAACGACTTTAACGCTGATCGTGTTGGGTCTGATATGCGTGGGCTGTCCAATAAGATCCCGAAACAGGATTTGCTTGGCAGGGTTCGGTGGACCGGTGAAATCCGTAACCCGCAGGATTTCGCCATCCCAGTTCATCAAGACACCGGGATAGCCGGTGTCGGTAATTATCGCCTTGCTGCGCCGGTTCAACCACCCACCCATCTGCTCCAGCGTGGCCCATTGCCCCGGTTCGTCATGATTCAAGGTGAGGCGGTCGCTGATCGAGATGGCGATGGTTTTATCCGGATATACCGTCGATAGTGTGGCCGACAGCGCGCTCGCCAGCGTCGTGCCCGCCTGCCATGAAAGTACAAAATTGTATGGCCCCTCGATAGTGCCAATCGTCGGCCCGAAGATCAGATCGACAGTCATATCGGTGCCAATCCAGTTTCCTATAGCCTGAAGTACACTTCCTTTCACAAGCAGCCCTGCCTGTGCTGGATTTGCGAGAGGCAATCCTTTTGACATGCCCGCAAATAGCGATATTTTCGCACCATTGGTAGGGTCGTCAGGCCCGGTCGGCGGACGACCGAACTGACCAAGGTTGTAGGCATTGCTTAAATCTTTTAGCGATAATCCCCAGATCCTGAGCATCGACGCGCCACTTGGGAGGTGAGCATAGGACTGAGTTACGTCCAATTCTATGTTTAAGGCACCAGTATTGAACGACCCGTCGGGCAGCAGAGATGTCAGCTTCTGGCCCTTCAGCGATGATGGAAGAATTGGCGCGCCGGTCTTTGAATCGGCCAAGTCAATCCGATAGTACCTCAAGGCGATACCTCAAACTTGTTCGTAGCCTGCCGGAACACCATCGTCGATGTGAAATATCCAGCCACGATCGAGATGTCATAGTTCGGCGGCGAACCGACGCGGGCGATGGCCACGATCAGAACGCCCGACTGATCGTAAATGTTGCAGTACCACCGCTGGGCGTAGGTGTTCCACGTCACGATGACGTTGTGTTCGACGCCATCTAACGTCGCCTGGAACTGGAACGGTCCGAGCGGAGTGGGGGAAAACGCGGTGACCGTTGTCATGTAGTCGCTACAATGCTAAGCATGCATGCCGGCCTTGCGCGGAAAGACAACCGGTCTTGGATCGTGCCTTCGCTGCGCTGCACGAGAATGGCCTCGCGGACGGGTGGCATAGTAGGGGGGTTGAGGCCCTACTGGTCCGCAATTCCCCAGCATGCTGCACAGTGACGGTTGTCATAGCGGCGGATCGGTAATTGCCTGTGGGGAGCACAGGAGCTCTTCCGGTCTGGCATCACGCCAAACTGTTTCGTGAAATGGCTCGACTTGTCTGCTTCCTGGAAGCATATGAACGCCTCTTACGACATTTCCGACCTGAAGCACCAAGACGCGTTTGAAACCAACCCGCGCGATCCGGTATCGAGTCATTGGGGCGGTTGTCACGTAAGTCCGCCAGCAAACGATGCGGTGTTCGCGGCCGGCAGTCCCGCCGTGGCCGGAATGATGCTGGGTGCGGTGACGCTATCCGACGCCCCCACGACGTTCGACATACCAGACCACGCCGGTTGTCCGTCGATCTGCGTCCCGTTCGTCAGTTTCCCCATGAGCGAGTTGACCGCGCCCTCGGTCTGGTCGAGCGTGATGAGGGGGAATGTGAAATCCATCTGCCACGCGTTTTGCACCTGATGGCTCGCACCGTTCGAAGCGTCTGTCATATCAAGCATGATGCCTCCAGTGTAATAGGCCGCCGGGGTGACGATTGTATAAGTCCCACCAAGCGAGTTGTGTTTCGCAAGCGTCGCCCGAAGCGCAATCATTGTCGCTAGTTTCGTCGCATAGCCAAATTCATCCCGCGCCGGACAGATCATCAGCATCGATAGATGCGTTTCCTTCGCGATGATCGCGTTGCCCGCCACGGCCTGATTGGCGAACGGGTAGGTCCCAACCGTCTGCGATATGATCGTCCCGCCGGCAACGGGCTGGAAATGCGCGAAGAAGTTGTCCAGTTCGATGTTGTCGGTTCCGCTCAGCAGTCCGGCAACGAAATGCGCCGCCTCAGTCAGAGCAATGATCGGCAGCACGCCGCCGGCCATGTAGGTCGCAATGCCGTCTATCAAAAGTATCGGCGAAAGCTCCATCGCCAATTTGAAGACAGCGCTTCCGAAGCTCATGGCTTATACTGCCAACTGCGCGACAGAGGAAGTAATGTTGGCACCGGTCGCATTGTTCACGTTGATATCCACCGTTGTGCGTTTCACGCCGTTCGCCGCGGCGCCACCCATGCCCATGCCGACACCCCGGTTAATCACGGCCGGGTCTAGTTGTTGGCCAGTCTCATGCCGCGCCATCGACGCAATGACCGCCACTGCCTGCTGACGGTTGCGGAAGTCAATCTGTTCGTGT